AATAGCTACGTCAGTTCCCTGTCCAGGCGTGCCTGGGCATCTGTCGGGTCTGGTCTCAGACCTGGTGGAGGGACTGAAGTTCTGTCGCAGGACAGATCCATCCTCGCTCGGGCTTTCGAGCACGCACTCAGTCGCAAGACCCGACGTCTGAAGTTTCACGCTTATCCAACGGTTGCCTCTGCCCAGAGGAACCTTGTGAGAGCCACTGCTCTTTGCCTGCGCGAAGCCAGTGGTGTACGCGTGGTACATCAGGCGTCGGTTATTGCGGAACTGGGGATGAAGGCACGGATCATTACCATCCCGCCGGCACACAGCTTTGCCAGAGGTGACCTTGTAAGACAGGTCATCTGGCCCGCAGTCGTCAAGAGTATACCTCAGGTTCAACCGTATGCGCCGCATACGGAAGAGGCAATTCTTGGACGACTTGCGGCCCGCGGTCACGCAAGTAAGGTCTTCCTTAGTGCAGATCTTACTTGTGCCACAGATGGCTTTGGACACGATGCGATTGTTGCTGTTTGTAATGGTATGAAGAAGGCAGGACTGCCCACCTTCTTGTACCATGAGCTCAGAGAGTCTCTGGGCGTAGGCAAACAACCGCACTACGTCGAGTACCGTCTGTGTGATATGACCGAGGAGGAGGCTGTTAGGTGCCGAGCACGTTACGATGTGGTTGAGGGGAAGGTGCAGGTACCAAAGGTACGTGGTTCGTTGATGGGAACTCCTTGTTCCTTCACGATCCTCTCGCTCCTCAACCACTGGATGAGTCACGGTCTTGGACCAGACAGGATCATATGCGGTGATGATCTTGCCGCCGTGACTCATCCCGGAAACGTGCCTTCCTACGGCGCTAGAGCCCACGCCGTAGGAAGCGAGCTCCATCAAGGTAAGTCTTACCGGTCTAAGATCGGCTTCGTGTTCTGCGAAGCTTATGGCCTTCTCTCGCGAGATGGCCATTCGATCCAATCCTTTAGACCCGCATCCTTGAAGGAGTTCGTCAGGGAAGGTAATGGGGTCATGTGTCAGCATTCTGTAGACTCGACTTCGTTCAACCGTCTTGCACGCTGCGCTAGAACAATCTACCGCAAGCAGCGATCGGTTGCATCGAAGAGGTGGAGGCCCGCAGAGCTCCCAGCCGCACTTGGCGGACTCGGCCATCCTTGCAAGGGACGGCTCCGAGTTCCCGCCTGGTGTCGAGCGGCTTTGAAGGAGCTCTACCTTTGCGAGAATGCTGCGCACGATGGCGCTCATGACCCAACGAGATACATCCGGTCCCTTCAAGTACCTGCAGTTCCGTCTTCCAAGGAGGACAGATTGCAGTTGAGGGCGTTGGTTGATCGGAATCGTGCACACGTGGATTCGCTCCGCGTCGACGATTATCAACCAGGGGACGCCTTCATTGCCAACTCCGATGCATCCGCATACGTTTCCATGTGTGCGAATCAAGAATTTATCTACGGAGGTGGCAAGTACAAGAAGGTCCGGACACATGAGATCAAGCCGGGGAAGCAGAGGTGGCCCAAGCCTCAAGACGGTTGTCTTGGGGGGGTCTTGTCCACGCATACGAGAATTCGAGAGGTTCTCGCGTGGGACAGGAGAGCTCGGTCGGAGCTCGGCACCTACTTTCCTGCTGCCTTTTCGGCGCATGTTCGCGTACGA